GGTGGTACTGGTTGTGAACCGGAATCAAATTGAAAATATAATGATGATGGATTTAAATCTAACTTCTTTTCAATTCTTTGAATATTACCACCATCAAATGTTTTTGATAACTGATTCTCATCAATTGATATTGGTATTAAATTACCATTTACATCATAAAATTTGAAAAGATATTGAAAAGTTTCAGCTATTAAACTTCTTGGTACTGATTGTACGAATGTTACTTCGTTTGGTGAGAATGAACTTTCTTGTGATGATTTTAAACTAATATCCGCCACATACCAATCATTACCAATTACTTCAAAATATAATTTTGCATTAGATATATTATCAGCTTTAAAATTTTTGGTAATTAATGTTTTTTGTAAATATGAATTTGATGTACCATCTACAGTAATAATATTTTGCTCAACTTGTGCAGTTGTTAAATTTCCATTAAATGTAGTTTCTTTAGAACCACTTATAAATACTCTAAGTTCGCCACCAGTATTTAATTTTCTAGTGTTAAAGTTTAACGAATACTCACCACCCTCTACTAAACTAAATGATTGTGTTGTATGAAAATAGTTTTTAGTACCAGATGTATCTAACTTAGATGAGTTATATAAATAATTTTGATTAAATTGTGATGTTAATGCATTTGATGATGTTACCCAATAATTTTTTAATATATCAGCTGATAATATACCATATACTTCTTCGTTCTTTTCCTTAGTATCATAATCTTTTAATATTTCATTTGATTCTAATATTACTTTTTGAACAAATTCATAATCTCCTATTTTAGATAAAGATTTTCTATAAATGTCCACAGAAACAACATCCCCAACAAAAGTTTCTAAATTGCTTAAAGTAATTTTTGCAAAAGAACCAGTTAATGCTGTTTTTAAATTAGATGTGTTTGATGTATCTGCAAAAGATGCTGTGTATCCAACGTTATCCAAATTTTCAACATATCCATTTATTGTATATGGGTCAGATACAAACAATTCTTTATTTGTAATTACCTGTTCTACTAAAGGATTCCAATTTAATTCAGGAAATGATAATCTAGTACCAACAATCGAACCAGTCCAATTTGTATTATCATTTATTGTTAATCTATAAAAAGTTGGTAGAGTATAATTTGTTAGTTTTTGTTGAGATTGTGGTGCAACCGCCGTTCCATCAACACTACCAGTTTGAATTACAACAGGAGTTGCTGCTGAAAATAATGGTTTTACTAATTCATCTATTCTAACATCTGGTCTTTTATAAAAACGAACTTTATCTTCGTTCAATAAAAGTCTATTTACTTTAAATGCTCTTTCCCACTTTAAGTTGTAAACACTTTTCCATTCATCGGGTACATCTCTTACAACTCCATCGGAATCTATATAAGTTTTTAATTCCCCTAATACTGTAATTTTGGCTTCTCCAATCGGAGTATCTTCATATATGTAAACAGCAACTACTTTAGATAATCCTTCATAATATTCAGGAATACCATTACCAGGTTCCCAATATATAGGATTACCCTCTACATCTAAAATTTCAATTTTTATTTCAGTTGTTTCTTTTAAATGTTCAGAGCCTTCTATTAAAAATCCATTCTTACCACCCGTAAACGATTCTTTAAACTCTGTTATTCTAAAATATGTAGAGTTTGGATTACTATCAACCACAAACGTATTATATGTGGTTAAATTTGGGTATAGCGTTTCGGGATATTTTTTTATTATTGCCATTGATATTCAATTGTTACTTTAATAAATATTAGCATTATGTATTTACATAATTAGATTATATAGAATTCTAAAGAATACTTTAGAGTATTATTTTAATAAAAATTTGTCAGTAATTACCTTATCTAATCCAGTAGTATCTCTAATTAGTATAGCATCGGCATATCTATTTAGTATTGGATTACCCTGAATATTGAATGATGTATTCAATAATACCGGTATATGTCCTCTATTTTCTAACTTTGACAATAGTGTATATATTAATTCATTTTGATGTTTAGTTACAGTTTGCAATCGTGCTGTACCATCTATATGTGTTATTGCTGGTATTTTACTTTTGTACTTTTCTTTTACAATAGAATTATGAGTCATCCATCTAGTATGATTACCAAATTCAAAAAACTCACTAGCATCTTCTAATCTAACAACAGGTGCAAAAGGTCTAAACATTTCCCTATGCTTTACTTCTGAATTTAATTTTTCTTTCATGCCAACCGATGGCATACATATTATACTTCGATTACCTAAAGAACGAGCGCCATGCTCACTATTACCCTGAATGATTCCTATAATTTTACCATTTATTAAATCTGTTACAATTTCTTCTATATTTAAATCAAAATAATCGGGCAAACTATCATATGGTTCAGAACCCAAATATGTAGAATCTATGATGTTTCCTGTTTTTATTTTACTCAAAACAAGCCCTAATGCAATACCCCTATCGTCTGGATTTGGTGATACAAATGCATCGTATATACTATTATTTATTATATTCATAGCACCACCTCCACTAAATTGCAATTCCCTATCTTTATATTTTTCAATGAATGGTTCTACTATTTTTTTAAACGTTTTTTCAAAAACAAATTGATTTACTCTTGCTAAATCTTTTTCAAAATTACCCGTTAACCTTGTTTCATTTGTAAATCCAAATATTTTTTGAAATCTATAATGTGCATTATTAACATCATCTGTTTCTTGGCCTTCATAAAATTCAACCATCTTACTAACCAATAATGCCGTATTATTTCCATATGATGATAATCCCATAAGTTTTCCAGCATAAACTAAATTACCTATCCACCAATTATCTTCTCTTTTTATTGAACTTAAATAATGTGCTATTGTTTGATAACAAACTGCCAAGTCTTTTGAAGATGTAAAAATCTTTTCAGGTTCTTTACCTCTTTCACCTAAATAAATATTGAATGTACCCTCATCACTACCACCATCAAATGAAATATTTAATGATTTTTTAGAAGGTGATTGATACATAGCATTACATACATGCGCGTAGTGATGTGGTTTGAATTCATAATTTTTAGCAGGAAATTGTAAATGTGCAGTTTTACTTGAATTCCAAATAACGTTATCATAATAATATGCACCATATTTATTTTTAAAATATTCGTAAATATTTTTTGCAACATCATCGGGATTATCTATTGGAAAATGATAATAAAAAGCTGCATTCTTTTTGTTAACCCATCTTTCTAATTCAACAACTTCTAATACATCACCTTTATAAGATATTGCCATAGCTGAATTATGTGAACCAAAGAATCCTAAATTAAAATAATTTCTCTCATACTTCCAGCAAAAATCCCAAATCTTATCCCAACTATAAGATTCAACTTCCCAAGGAAACCTATCGTAGTTTAATTTTGGTAATTTAAAATTAGTGCCTTCTCTATGAAAATCAAGTTTATTAGAATATCCTCTTAATATGTTTATGTAATCAGAAAATGTTGAGAATTTACTTCCTAAAAATATTTTAGATTTAGAACATATTATTTGGTCAACCATTAATTTTTCATAATTTTGTAAATCTATAAAAAAATCATCTAAGAAATATATTGTGTAATGTTCTTTTAAAAATTCAAATAAAGATTTATCATTTTCATCTGTAGCTATGTATAGTGGTATATTTGTATCAATTCTATCTTTAATATCATCTAACAATTTCTCTAGCTGCGGTTTTGCTGTATATTCTCTTGTTTGTAAAAAATCGTTTCTTCTAATATGAATACTGTTGTATTCTCCTATTTTATTTTTTACTACATCAGTCATCTCAAAATAGGTTTTTTTGTATGTTACACCTTTTTTTATTTTTTCTTTTATTATATTCCTTTGCGTAGCAGTATTTCCGTATATATGATAATAAAAATGTCCAAATAAATTTCTTGGAAAATGTATAAATTTGTCATCACAATTTAAATCTATTAAAGTTCTTCCATTTGAAAATGAAGTGTAATCATCATTATCTAATACGTTACAAGCAATTAATTGATTATCTTGTATTCCTTGTTGAACTCCCCAATCATTATAATCACTATCAAATAAAATTATTTTAGCAATTTTATCAATTCCAGAAAAATATTGTGTATTATTTTCCAATACAGCATACTCTGGTACTTCTTCATAATGAATACATTTGAATTCTCTTTTAAATGCTTCAATATCTAATGTTTTCCACATATCAAAAAATGTAGATTTATCATTATGTTGTGATAAGAATAAACAATAAAGTTTTGGTGGTAGTATTATAGTTCTGTTGGTAATTACGCTTATAGCCGCAATCATCTCATATGACATTCTTATATTTGAGTAACCACCCCACCAACCATCAAATGAAATATATTTTTCTTCCATATCTTTAAATATAATATAAATATTTAAATTTTTATATAATTATATCTAAAGAAATCTAAAGAATGAAAAAATACGCAATGATACAAATTGATGCCGATGTACATCAAGCATTAAAAGAATTTTGTAAAGAAAAGGGGTATAAGATAAATGGATTAGTAGAAACTCTTATAAAAGAAAAGGTGCAGTCTTTAAAAAAGACCACACCTAATAATACATTATCAACTATTAAAAATTAATCTTAGAAAACCCATCTATTTTCTTAATTTCGATAAGCCCATCTACTATATCTCTCATTTGTTCTAAGTGAGAAATTACCCAAATGAAATCGAATTGAGTTTTAAGATATTGCATCATCATAAATAAAGATGATAGGTTATCTGCATCTAATGTACCAAACCCTTCATCGATTACTAAGAAGTTAGGTCTAGGTAGGTTGCAAATGTTAATTAGAGCCACTCTAATCGCTAATCCCGATATGAACTTCTCCATACCACTACACATTTCTAAAGCCCACTCCTGGTCCTCATAAACGATTCTAGCGTTAATGTTCTTTCCATCGGTATCCATTGCTATTGAGAAATCTACTACCTGTCCTAATATGTTGTTCACTTCGTTTTCAATTGCTGGAAGTGCTTTGGATATTAATTCGTATGGTACACCATCTTTTTTAACTGCATCTAAGTAGAATGTATATAATTGATTTTTAGTTTCCAATTCTTTTACTTCCTCCATCTTAGCTTTCATATTATCTATAAAAGTTTTTGTTGCACCTACTTCTGACATCAATTTCAACATAAGTTTGTTCACATCCGAAATTTGTCTTTCCACACCTAGCTTCAATCTACGAACATTTTGTATTTGGATATCTAATGCTTGATTCTTTACAATTGTTTCTTCGTTATCATTGTATCTTTGAATATCAGCGTTTACAGTTTCCTTTTGAGTTTGTGATAATTCAATTTTAGAATCTGCAGTTCTAATATCACCTTCCAATCTTTCTGTAACATTAATTAATCTTTTGTATTCATCGGTATATTCTTTCCATTGTTTGAATTGTTCTTCTACACCTTCCCAAGAATCTAAAGTTTGTTGAATACCCGTACATTGTATAGTTGCATTTTTAACAAACGCTTCCAATTCAGGCAATGCTTCTTTTGCTCTCATTGCATCTTTAACAAATTCATTATCGCAACAAAATTTACAATTTGGGTCATATTCATGCTTATCCAAATGATTAATCTTTTCTTTGGCGGAATCTAATTGTGACTTTACTATTGAATAAGTTTTTTCTGCTTCAATTAAAGCTTTTTGTTCTCGTTGGTAATTTGAATATACAACTTCTATACTAATTCCGTTTATGGTAACTTTAGAATCAACCATTTCCTTAGCTTCTCTAACCAATTCTTTTACTTCCGTAAGTTTTTGGGTTTTATCAAACTTAGTATCTCCCCAAGTTGTTAATTCACCCTCAATCTTTTTTAATTTACGATTTAATTCATCAATATCTAAGTTACCTTGAATTGGAATGATTTGTTGAGATAGAGTTACAATTTGTTCTTCCATCTCACCCTTACGATTTTCTAATTCTAACTTCTCAGAATCCAATTCACCATATTCAACTTTCTTTGCATTCAAGTCGGTTTCTTTTTGGGCTAATTCGGAAGTGAAGTCGGTCTTTCTAAAATTTCTGATAAGTGCGTTCACATCCTTAATATCATTGGTAGCAGTTTCATACAGCTTATCAAACATGTCCAATCCCATAAATTGAGCCAACAAATCTTTCCTTTCAGATTGTGATTTATCAATGAATAGTGCATTGTTTCCTTGCAAACTCAATGCTGTCATTACGAAATCCTCATAACGGCCTACATATCCTTCAATGACTTGATTTGTATCCCTACGTTCCGTTCCGTTAAGTGATTCCCTACCGGTATCCCCCTCTTTCCAAAATTCCACATCCACTTTTACGTTTCTTCCCTTATTAATAGTTTTACCTTCCCTACGGATATGATACATTACACCATCAATAGTGAAATCCAATTGGCAATGGAAATCTTGCTTCCTATTATTCATAATTGCAGCTGCCTTATAAGCCCTACTACATTTATCAAACAAGCAAAATGATATTGCATCAAATAGGGATGATTTACCCTGTGCGTTTGGTGCAAATAATCCCATCAATCCGTTTATCTTATCAAACTTAATAACATTGTCCTCTCCATAACTGAACATATTAGAGAATTCAAATCTTACAGGTTTCCAGCTTATATTCCTTTGTTGTTCTGATGGTTGCACTCTACTATTAATGTCACGATTTATTTTCTCTATTCCAGCCAAGTCCTCCTTCGTTACAAATGGCATCATACGTTCCACATACTCCCCTATTAAAGAGTTTTGATGGTTTATATCAGCCACACTATCTACTTCCAACCTTGCTTCTCTATCGTTGGTTTTCTTGGTATTGAATGAATCCGTTCTAATGATTGTAAAATCTTCTACGCCATACTTTGCCGTAATATCAGCCATCATCCTTTTAGTATCTGCGGTATCCGTATTAGTTATCCTTACTCTTAAACGAGGGTATAACGGCATATCAGTTACATCCGGCACAATACCACCATCAACATCTAAAGTATAGTATCCGTAATCGTTTTGGATATCAACTTCCTCATAGGTCATTGTATCTAAATCCCAAACTAAGAATCCGTGCTTGTCAAGGGTTTCACCGAAGTTTTGTTGTACCAAAGAACCGGCATATACCACCTTACATCCGCTTGGTGATATCATCTCTTGTCTTTTGTGGATATCTCCTAACAGGGCCAAATCATATCCATCAAATATATCAGTTGTAAAGTGTCTACTACTAACCACATACCCTACATCGGTTGTGGAGTTATCAACAGGTCCGTGAAATAGTGCAATCTTTTTGTTTGCAAATAGTGTATTAGCTTTTGGCCAATTATCTTTGTTATCAAATATACTGAATACTGCAAAGTCCACCCCACCAATACCATAAACTTGAGTATCTCTTAAATAAGTTAGGTTTGGTAATTTCAATGCATCAACGATTGGGGTAAGTACATCCATTCTGTCCGAATTATTCATATTACAATCGTGATTACCAGCGATTACAATTGTAGGACATAGTTTGTTACATTCCGTAAACAACCAGCTAATCTCACTTACCAATTCAGGACTCATTTCCAATTTAGCATGAGCGATATCACCAGCTAAGTAGATAATAGAATCTTCCGTTCCTCTTTTTTGTATTTCTTCAAACATTGAGTAAAATACTTCTCTAAACTCTTTGTGTCTTTTTATATTACGAATGTGTATATCCGCAATGTGATAAATTCTCTTTAACCTCATATATTATTTAGTTTGGATAGAACTAAGTCATCCCATCCAGTTTGTTTTGCTCCCTTTAGGAGTTCGTTTACTTTTTTAAATCCCATTTCACCAGCATCTTTATCAGTTGGTATTATATTACGCACTTTTATTCCATTATTTATAAACCATTCAGTATGTTTAGTTGAATCATCTACGGCATCTGAGTCTAACATAATCGTTACCTCTTTAACACCCATTTCCATAATTTTGTTTTTGAGTTTGCTAAGTAGAAACTTACCTAACAATGGAATTACATTTCTCTTTACTGAAAATGAATCGAATACTCCTTCCACTAACGTAATCGGTTCATTCCAATTAATTTGGTTCTCAAATACAATTACATCTCTACTAATTGGCGGATTCTTATATTTGTATGGTTCATCTTCATAAAAAGAACGAGCTACAAAGTAATTAAGTTCTCCACCATCATCATAAGATGGAATGATTACTCTACCACCATATAATCCATCTTCACAATATCCAATATTATGTTTTACAATATCTGCTTTCGCAATACCTCTTTTACTTAGGTAATGAATGGCCTGATTATATGATGGATTAAATGACCCAGTTGGTTTGAAATATAATTGTTTGAATTCTTTTGGTAATTGTAACTTAGCTACATACTCCTCTTTAGAATCGTATTCAGGCTCATCACCATATACATCTCTAACCTTATTCAGGTCTCTAATATCTACATTGAGTTTGCGGAGTAGTGAATAAATACTTCTACCCTTTGAGTCACACACCCAACAATGCCATCTTTGAGTATCTAAATTGATTTGTAGTTTCTTTTTGTGGTGATTACAAAAAGGACAATGATGGGCCTGTTCATTTCCCTTAAGGGATGAACCCACACCTAGTGTAGAATCTAATATTGTGATTATTTGTAATTTGTTTCTACCAGATAGCATAGTTTGGATATTATTATCACAAATATACGAAAATTATCTGATATAACCTAATTAATGGTTAGAATTCTTTACATCATAAAGGAAATCTGCTAAAAATTGTAATTTGTTAGCGATTTGTTCTCTTGGTACATTATTTGTTACCATTCCTTTAAGGTCTACTAATGATGCTGCCGCTATTTGAAGTGCATCATCTTTTGCGTTTAAATAAGCTTCGGAGATTCCGTACTTATGAGCGATTTCAGGTATTGTCATAACTTTAGTTTATAATATCCCTACGGAAGAATTTTCCCATAAGGTTTTCGTTTATTGCTTGTTCGTTGGCTAGTACATCGTAATGAAACTGCCATTTAATTTCGTAATATGATAAGGATTTTTTGGAAAAGCAAAACTGGATAATCTCTCTTTCAAAATCACCAGCTCTACCTTCTTTTACTTCGGATTTAATCCATTCGTTTGATGAATAGTATTTCTCCCAATCGGAAGCACTTCTAACAACTCTCTTTCTAGTCTTGCCCTTAAGGGGCTTCAATCTTCGAACCTGATTTAGGGATTTCTTCCCTATATAAAATCTACCAGTTGGTATGTGTATCATTTTATAGACAAACCCAACCGCACCTTCCGGTGTGTTTTCCTCTGTAACAATATTTCCATTAAATTTCCAAGACATTTAATCTAATTATGGATTCTTTTTTACCACTTTGCTATAAGGCTTAATATCGTTGTATCCACCCACATATTGAGCAGGTACTCTTGAATTAGAACCCAAGTCACCACCTCTACCTTTTTTTATTCTAGCTACATCTTTAGATAAATCTAAAGAATTTGGAAAAGGAAATACACTTGCTTCTATTGGTGTTTTATCTATACCTTTAGTATCAACTGCTCCCTGATATGGTATTTTCTTACTTACAATGCTCTTATCTGCCATTTTGTTATTGTTTTATAGTAATAAATATAACATTTTTTTGTTTAAGTATCAAACCTAATTATGAAGTTCAACGGATAATCAGGTAAAGACTTAATGGGTTGTGGTAATTTAGCAATCGCAACTAAATTCAAATCATCATCATATAAACCAATAGTTGTAATATATGGCGCTAAATATGAACCAGTAGGGTCAACAGAACCACTTATCAAATAATCATCGAAACTAGCATTTTTAGTAGAATCTAATGAAGATGTAAATGGATATTGATTAGTTCTAATATATTTTGTGCCGGCTGTATATACTTTTTTTGTTAATGTACTACCATCTGTTTTATATGGATTTGTTATTGTTACGTTTTCAACTTTACCACCAATTTCATAAACTGCGGTTGGGTTTTGCGATACATTAAATTCATTTTCTAAAACAGAAAGGAATATTTCATTTTCATATATTGTTTTGGTTGAACGGAAATCCAAAAAGAATGAGCCCATACTTGAACCAGATATAATTCCCTTTGATAATACAACCAACCCTCTATCATAAAATACATTACCACATATACTTCCAGTAGAATCTAATAAATTTGAATAACCATCATCTGTATAAACTTTTGATGTTTGGTTATCCTCAATTCTTACAGAGTTGTACTTTATACCTTCTCCGTAAAATTGTTGAGGTACTGATATTACTACTAATTCATTTTCTAAATTTCTTTCATTGGTGGATGCATATGATATTCTCCTACCAACTTCAGTCAAAATTGAAGCAGTTGCTGAGTTTAGATAAAATTGTGATTTTATTGATGCATATACCACTTTTTTATTCTTTCCATTACTTGGTATCTCACCATCCAAATCTACAAAAGTACCAGTATTATCTTCACCATATATAGGTGGAATATCATTTTCATCCAATCTCCATTCTTTATAAACTTTGAAAGGTCTTACGATAATATCCGATTGTGGAATTTCTTTTAACATCTACTTTGATTTTATATAAATATTTCTAAAATAAAAAACCCCCATTGAAGGGGGCTTTTATATTAGTAAAAATTGTAATTAGAATGATAATTTAACTTTTATCAATATTTCTCTATCAAACGATTTAACAATTGGTTGAGATGTTTTAGCCACAGCTATCAATTCATTTGAATCATTCATCAATCCAACAGTTGTTACAAAAGTTTGTGGGTCAGTATTAAATGTTACTTCCGCAAATGTACCATCCGCATTTACATACGTTGGATTATTTGAGTAGTTAAATTCTCTATTTGTTGCTCTTACAAAGAAATGTTGTGTAGAAATATTTTCAGTTCTACGAGCATCAAAATCAGCTCCATCTTTAATAGCTGAATATAATCTAGCGTGGTTATATTGAGCTTTATCAGTTCCTAAGTTTCCAGCTAAACTTCCACTTATTACAAACAATCCATCCTCCGTATATACGGTTTGTGTAGGAACGTTTCCAACAGTGTTAGCTATTGCAGCTGGGTTTATTACCAATATACCTCTATCAGGATAGAATAAACCATAACCTAAACCATTTGCTGCTGTTTCAGAATAAACAGTTGCATCATTTTGCGTTCCTAAATTTAAAGAACCAGATACAATCTTAAATACTCTACCAGCTTTACCCAATGTATCGCCAAATTTCTTACCACTATCATCAATGAAAGTAAATGTTCCATTAGTACCAGAAAGTTTTAATGACCAGTTACCAGCATCCATTTGCTCTCTATATCTAGCTCTAGCTACATTGATAACGTATATATCGTTAGAATCTGTTGCTATTGCAGAACTATTATCAAAAGAGAAGAAATTATCAGTTGGTTCTAATAACATTGATTTATACTGAGCGTATGTTCCTTTTGTTTCTAATAAAGAATCAGGATCAATATCCAATGTTGCTGAACCACTAGCATAAACATGTCCATATGCTATTGCAAATTGTACTTCTTCTGAATCAGATGATGTTGGATTAACATCAAATACATTAAAGTAGTATTTACCAACCGCTGTTTGCGATTGTGTAGATGAGGTGTAAAATGATGTTAATGATGCTGAATCATTAGTCCACAAACCAGTGGTTACTACTTCAACTTTAGCATTAACTTTATCAAAATCACCAAATCTTTTATATACACCAGTAGTAACTCCAATGTTAGTACCCACTTGCTTTCCAGCAGGTAAAACTGCGTTTACTCTTGATATTAAATTATCTAAATCAAATCCACCTGTACGAGTTATTTCTTCTTGTAAGGCCGCCGTAATTTCGGGCGATGTTATTTGTTCTGCCATATTATGTTACTTTTATTATTGTTGTCTATATGTTACAGTTACAGGGATACTTTGAGAACCACCCGTTTCGTTACCATACACAGTGATAGTAGTTCTAATATCAGTTGTTAGGTTTGGATTTGGTGTAAATCTAAATTCTAAACCACTTACTACTTGTGCTGTTGTTGTTACTTCTTCACCTAAGAATACAGGAACAGAACCAACTGCGTTAGCTCCTCTTGTCACAGTTAATGTACCAGCATTTTGATTTGCCAATACTACTGTATATCCTGTGTTTTGATTTCCAGCAGGTGAAGTTGTAGGTGTCATTGCCACACCACCTTCATATTGATAAACTCCAATTTGGTTTATACCCAATGCTACAACAGGTATTTTAGTTGTACCTTTTGGTAATGTAACCAATTTGTATCTCAATACTTGAGTTTCATCAGGCGATGCTTCCGTTACAGGAATTGCTCTAATTGCTGAATCGTAATAAGCCGAACCTTTTGGGTGTGCTGGCTCATATAATGTATAATCAATCTCATCATCACCCAAAGCGAACTTTGTAATGTCAAGACGTTGACCTGATGCTAATTTTTGTCTTCCCTTTTTGGTAAGAATTGCATCTACCGTAATTTCGGTGTTATCTAAATATGCCATTTTTTATTGTTTTTTTAAACGTATTTCTAAAATAAATATAACCAATTAATATTTTCATCTTAATCTACTTCAAGTATCGGTTCACCACTACCTCTACCAGTCTTAGCAACTTTAAGAATATTAGGATTTGTAGTGAATGTTTCTACTGGGTCTAAACCATCTGGTGTTGTTGCTATTGATTGAACTGACCCTTTGTAGTAAGACCTTTGTAATCCTTCACTTAGATTTCCAACAAATTTATAATGAGTTGGGAAATATCCATGCAAAGGAGTAACTTCTACAATATTATCAACAACAGCGGGTCCTGCTTCATTTCCAGCGGCTAATGGTAATAAAGATATTTTATATTTGTATTTATCTATTTTTATATCCTCATATACTATTTGACCAGAATTTGTTGCCGGCCATCCACCAGTTTGTGTTGGTATTTTTTCTGTATATTTCTCTTTTACTAAGAAAACGTTTTGATTACTTGATATTTTGTTTCCAAATATATCAATACTACTAACCCTAGCTACTCCATTTTTTCCATACAATCCAAATCCCAAATTAGATAATGAATTTTTATCCATACCAATTTCAGTAAATTTAAAACTATCAGCCTGTCCTATTAATTCCGCTTCAAAATAACATTGTATATTAACCGAACCAGTTGGTGGATATGTTGGATAAGTTGATTCTATTAAATTATCAGGTATAGCATTTATTGTTGATTCGTAGTTTGGATTTGTTGCATCTAAATTGATAATTTCGGTAGCATCCAAAGATGTATCATATGTATCGTATGAATTATCAAATACAACTAAATTTGTTGCATCTAAATCAGCATCTTTTGATTCATATGAAGAATCTACTTTGTTATTCTCATCAACATTTATACTACTATCATAATCTAACTTTTGTGATACTGGTTTTATCCATTTGGTTTTATTTCTTTCTAAAAAGTGAGGTTCAATTAATAAACCTTTAGATATTTTTGCTCTAGCAGGAGTAACATCTTCCAATACATCAAATAATGATTTATTAATATATCTAACAAGTTGAATATATTCATTTATATTTCTATCAAGTCTTTGGAAATAGTATTCTCTTAATTTATCCAGTTCTCTATACTCATCTTTATATTCATCTCTAGGGTCACCAATATAATTATCAATATTGAAATCACCAAATGCTTTTAAGATATCCATATTTAACTCCTTAATTGGAGAGAAAAATAATCCTAAACGATTTGAATCTATTGGAGCTCTATCAAATGATTTTTTAGTTGCTCTTGCTTTGTGAGATAAAGTTTTACCAGATTCAATTTCAATGTCTTCAAATCTAATCTTATTACCATATCCAAATCCAGAAGATGGAACATTTGCAGTTACAGTTCTATCATATGGGTCATATTGGTAAGGATATGTTGATGCTGAATAAAAGTTTTGTGCATATGCATATGGTTCTCCGTATGCATCATTTATAGCAACGTTTTTAATATTATTATCTAATGTTCTATCTTTTGGATATTCAAAATCCAATCGGAATATTAAATCCGAAGTTGATGCTGTATATGAGTTACCATTAATTGCATCTGGGAATAGAGTATGATTATTAAATTTACTTTTTTGTAGAGGTACTCTCCATAAACGGAATTCATCCACATTACCAGCATATCCACCACCTCCTATTTGTAAAGTAGAACCAGTTTCCCATTGGCTATCCAATGTAAACAAAGACATACTAACTGATGTTATTATTCTTTGACCGTCAGTAGTTGCTAGCCAAACTTCATACCAAGATCCAGTACCAGGACTATTATATCTATTGATAGCAATATTCGAATAGTACTCTGTTGATATTGGAAAATCTAAACTTCCTGTTTTAACATCAGGCCCAAGCACATATTCAATTGATGTATCAAAATATGTAGTTGAAACAGAAGCGCTTATAAATGGAGTTTCCATATAAGGAGATGCTGCTATATCTCCACCAAAATTTAATTCTAATTTAGCAAAAGAACCAGTTGTACTTACCAAGTCTAAAGACCATTCACTACCAGATACAATATTGTATATTGTGTTTGGTATTTTAGATGGTAGTACTCTTAACTCTATACAATTCGGATATCCTTCGGTTTGGAAATCATGCCAAGGAACTTTTATTGCAGATTGTTCATTTAAATTTATAGCTGCCGTTCTATCATCAAATGTAAATTGTGTAACACCACCACGAGTTGGGTCTTGTGGACCACCAAACTCCATTATTGTCAACATAGATTGTGGTACACCATAACAAGCCATAATAGCTTTCATAGCTCTAGCAGTACCTTTATGTTTCAATAGGTATGGTAAGTTATTTAAAATTCTTCTCCATACTTCTTGATTAGCATCTGCTAAAGATATTCCGTATTTCTGAGAACCATCTTTATTTAAACCAAATGCATATTCCCAAAGGAATTGAGAATCGAATGCTTTTTTAGTATCCCAACCAAAACTTTCTAACATATGGAATACCATATCATCTATAACACCTAAATTCTTTTTATGGTGAGATATTTTATTTCTTGCAAATGCATTTATATACATCCACAAAATATCAAAGTGATTTCCTATCATATTTAAAAATAGGAAAAAATCTTCGTTATTATAATCTTCTTTTATAAATTCAGGTATGTTGTTTACTAAGTAGTTTGGATTATCTCTATCGTAATAATTTGATAAAGAACTTATATAATCCAACCAAGCCACAGAATCAATATGAGTAGATGGTTTTAAATTACCATTTACATCTTTTGGATATGATATAGTTGTATCATATTCTGTGTCTGTATATAAAAAGTTTTCAAACCCATCAAAGTTATTAACTATCTCATTTATAGAATCTTTGTATCTTTGTGCATTATTATATACATCTGATGAAGTTCCACCAGAACCACTCATTATAGAATTGTACTTAGATTGATATGCTTCTACTAATTGAACTTTATAGTAAAAATTATTAACTCTTTCTTCAGCCGAACTATAATTTACAAAATTTTGAAATAGTAATTCAGAACCACTTACATATAATATATCTAATTTAGTAGTATCTATTTTAGACCCACTTGCTATTTTATTTACTAATTGTGTAGATGTTTCAGAACCATTTGATATTAACTCATCATACACAGACCAACCAATACCATTATCAATCTCCAATAAAAAATTAGGTCCTTTTAATGAATTACATTGCGTTTGTGGATTTGAAACTAAAGTTACAGTTTCAATTATTGGATTTGCTTGTGGTTTTGAAATCCATACCAAATCATTTGGTTGTATATCAGTTCCAATTGGTTCATATAATTTTAAAATTAGTGAATCCTTGCTACCAGTCCAAGTTGTAATAACTTTATTATTACCATTACCAAGATGTAATAAGTGAGTTAAGTATTTAGATGATTCATCCTCAGCTTCAACAAAATCTAATAAGGATTTAAATGAATCTGTTATTCTATTAATTGCTACTGCTCTAGGTACAAATAATTTTCCTTTATTAAATTTAATTGATATTATTTCCGATTTTCCCTCAACTACTTCTTTACCAGATGTGTTATATGGTATTAATTTAAGAGAAAAGTTTATATCAGTTTCACTTTCTGTATATTTTTTATTAAGTAAATCTAATGCTTGTTGTACATTTAATTGATATTCTCCTGATGCAGGTATTTGTTGCCAAGCTTCTCCAAAGTATATTCTAACGTATGTTGTATTCTTTGAATCAAATTTTATTTTGAAATTTACATCAGTACCAACGTAATCTGCTGCTTGTATTTCACTTGGATATGTTATATCAAATATATCAGGAACCTCAACAAATACATCATCAACTACATTATATAAAATTTCAATTGATTCACCTGCATTATTTACATTATATGGTATTAATACAACTTTATATCTACCTACTGTAGTTATAACATTAGCTGGTATTACGATTCCTAAATTGGCTTCACCACTTCCGTTTGTATTTCCTAAATCACTAAAGTTAAATTCTTTATTATTTACATATGCAACTAATCTAGTTAATGTTCCAGTTTTAGTTATACCAATTGGTAATCCAGTATTAGTATTTTTGTTGTATATTCTATCTACAGAAGGATTGTTTAATTTTATAGTTGGTATATCCAATACTATTACCTCCAAATCTTCCGTAGTTACGCCAAATGATATATCTTCCAACAAATCTAACGTAGTTGATAAACTTGTGGAATTTGATGCTTTTTGTGTTTCGTAATTAGTTGTTTTACCAGAAGCAGCTATTTCAGTTATTCTATATGATGTTAAATCTGCAGATTCTATTTTTATTTTAGAATTTTTAGGTGCACTTATTTTATTAAGTCCAGCTTGTAGTGTAATAGGTAAAGCCTGTGAACCTCTAATTAGATTTATTCCTGACCTTATTATAGTTACTTTTACAGCTAATGGATTTTTTGCCGAAACTTCAACAGTTATATCATTTTTATCTTCTTCGGTTGGTACATCTTCTTTTTTTGTATTTAAAGTAAATTGTAAGCTTTTGAATTGCGCATCATCTATTTCTAAAATTTCAGTTTGAGTACCAACAATTTTTGTTACATTGAATAGATATCTTGGTTTTGATGAATAAGCTAAATTAGGTTTAAAAATAGAATCTCTTGCAGTTACATCATTTCTTCTAAAAAAGGAATCATAACCTTGAATACTATAATCTATTGGTTCTGGTTGTATAAATTCATCTGCTTCACTTCTATTAGATATTACATTTATTACATAAGATTCTTCCGCAACATATCCTTGCTTCTCTAAAGTTATTACTTTTTGCCCATCTTTTAGTATATCGGAAAAGAAAAAGTTTAAACTATTTGGAGTTTCTTTAAATGTATTTTCACCATTTACAAATATACTTGCTCCCTTTATATTTGAAAAAATTCTAAATCTATTTTGTATATCTGCGTTTTCAGTACCTAAATAATTAGGGTCTCTATTAACAATGGGTGGTGGTAATTTTTCTAAAGTATCTGAAAATATTGGTTGTGTTATTTTATTTTCTATATCTTCAACAGAACTATTTTGAACAGAAACAGATGCTCCTCTAGATGAGAATAATCCACCAGCGCTTCTAACTGCAGTTGCACCCACAACAGGCAAACCACTAAATATTCTTGGTTCGTTTTCACCGGTAACTTTTGTTTTTGCACTTCGTTTCCCAAAAATTCCAGCTCCTTTAGCAACCGTTTTACCAACTTCACTAGCGTTTGCTTTTATCTTATTCAATATATTTTTAAATATGGTTGCCATTAATACTAAATATTATAATTCGTTAATTCTATTAGGTGTATCAGCCATTGCTCTATCATTCATAAAGTCATTTCTATTGTAATTATCATTATTTACAACCGTGTCCACATATTTAGTATCATTTACAATACTTACATTTGGTAATCCATCTGGTGTTATAAACTCCGTTGGTTTTTGTATTGTATCTTGTGGTGTTTTGTAATCAATAACATCTATCAAATCTTTATTATTGTTTGCAGGTCCACATAAACCAACTTGAGTTAGTTCATATAAATAATATGACCCATTTTGCCAAGAACCATCTAACATACAATATACACCAACCAAACCATATCCATCATATTGTATAGTTTCTTGCTGCCCATTTGAATTTATAAATGTAAAAGCACTTTGTTCAAGTGTAGCAGGAATTCCCATTCTTGTTACTCTAATTTGGTAATAATTTTTTCCAGAATTATTTCCTCCTCCTATTTCAGGGTTAAATGGTGGTGGTGGGCCAACTACCGGTGTAGGTGGAGGTGGTGGTGGTAATTCTTTAATTATTTCAGATTTAAGTTGTATTTCAGAACTACTTATATTTGGTTTTGTAACTTTTGTTACTTTAACTGTAGGAGAAGTAGTATCTATAAGTGAATCTGATTGTGTTCTTTGTAATACTTGTCCAACTATATCTTTACTTGAATCGGTATCCAAATCAAAACTACTATTTTGTACAAAAGCTGGTCTTGATAAATAAAAATCCAAAGCTCTTATATAAAGGTCTACACATTTTTGTTTAATATTTGTTTTTGATAAATCCAACTTTGGTTTTGTTCTTTTTGGTTTACCATAATTCAAATCTAATGGGTCTGAAATCCTATTTGTAAATTCATATAAGGATGCTTGTACAAATTTACTTTGTACGTTATTTAAAAATAATTCTAAATTTGTAATGTTGTATTCACTCCTTAATTTATCAACCCAATTTTTTCCATATTTGGTAGATAGTGCACTTGCAACTTGTTGCGGTGATACCTTTTCTATAATAGATAATGCAGAGTTGATTGTATCTTCTCTAAATTCACCATCTTTAACAAATATATTAAATCTTTCAAACAAATCAGTTCCTTCCGTTTCCTTTCTTTTTAATGGAAACACTCTTATTTCAGTTCTAGATGGAGATACTTCCGATATCCATAATTTATCAAACTTTTGAGAACTACCTACTCTATTATTAAGTAAATTTATTTGTGTTTTAAATATACCATTTTCATAACCAGCTTCATTTAAGAGTCTTTCAATATCAATAAAGTATTCATTTGGAAAGTTGTAAGCTTGTAAAATAGTACCGTCTGCTATTAAAAAATAATCTCCTATATTTTCATCTGTCATTGGTATATATCTAACTATTCCCCAGTCTTTTTGAGGTAGTTGATTATCATTAGCATCATATACTATAAACTCAATAACGTCCTTATCACTAAACCCAAAGAAAGATTGTAAATTTCCTTTTTCAAAAATTTCTCTATCCTTCGATTGAATACGATACGCCTTATTGTTAATAATATCTTTAAAATTTTGTAATGCCATAATTTTTTATTATCAGAATTGGTTTCCTCTTTGTTTTTGTAATTGTATAGAAAGATTTAGTGTTGATTTATTTGATTTTGCTACAAATGAACCTCTATATGTTTTATCACCAGTAAGTCCAACACCAGCAGATGGTGCAAAATCATCTACCTTATCATCATTTGTTTTTAACGTAATTTTAGATGTTTGTTTTGGTTTTAATGTAACAGAACTTACTGGGTTTATTATACCTTTAACTTCTCCAGTTTGTGTAAAGCTAATTGTTACTTCTTCACTACTAAAATTATATAATTCTATATCAGGTCCATTAATCCACTTACCTCTACCATCATCTTTAGCTCTAGCATTAAATATCAAATCGTCTTGACTTGCTGCATCACCCTTAGTAATAACTTTAATTGAAAAATCCATACCAACTTTAGCACCTTCCGCTTGTTTAGCTTGCTTACCTTCTAATACATCTTTTAATCTTTTATTTTCTTCAAATAAAGATTCAACTCTAGCAGTTAAAGAAACTCTTTGTATTGCTTCAGCTGTTGCTTTTTGTAAAGAGTTTTGCAAATCACCAATTGATTGTTGTACTCTTGTTACTGATAATTGATTTTGGTTTTGGTATGTTGCTGATAATATTTTTTGAGAATCAAGTTCAATTCTTAAATTTTCTAATTCTGCTTCTAATTCTAAAATTCTAGCTTCCAATCCAGAAATGATACCATTCAATCTTCGTATTTCGTTATCTCTTATTTCGATTTCAGCAAGTGCTTCCAACCATATAGAACGAAGTACCATATCAGGAAGTTCAGGAACTTCAACTGGTATAAGTTCTATAATTGTGGTATCTATGGATTTTATTAATTGCTCTTTATTATACTTTGGTTTAAGTAATTTAGAAGACACTACCCCATCATCGGTACTCAATTCTTCAAATAAATTGATACCATTATTTTTAGGTTTTAGTGCAGATGAACCACTCACTAAAATTTTGCCAACTAATTTTTCGTTTTTTAAACCAGTATTCATTTTTTTATTTTACAACACTAAATGTTAAATCATCATCAAAATATTGAACATTACCATTATTATCAACCTTTATTTCAATACTATATACCCTATCAGTTTCCCAATTTGTCAAATCAAGTTGAATAAAATTACCATTATTATTACAACTAACTTTTGAAAATTCCGAAAATGGTATTATTACATCCTGCGTATCCAAATCTTTAATTTGATAATAAGTTGTTTGTGGTAAATACTTTACAGTTTTATATCTAAAGTTAGAACTAAATGTTTTCAATGGATATAATTCTCTAGCAAATATTTTTATAATTGGTTTTGAATTTACTTTATATTCTTTATTTAAATTAGTAACTGTTACTTTAATTTCGTTAGATACCAATGGTTCTAATGATTGAGTTACAAATGTTTGGTCATCCCACCCAATTCTTATTTTTGGCTGATATATGGTATGCGTTTCTTTACCAAATAATCTAACTATACCATAATCATTATTATCAGTTTCGGTATCATCTGAAAATTTAACTATAATTCCATCGTTTGGTATAGAGCCACTCAACCAACCTTTCAACATAAGTTCTATATCCATATGTATATCCGCCGTATTGTATGAATAATTTTGTTCAGCTGTATATCCAGTATACCAAACTCCACCATATCCAGAATACGAACCAGTAGAACCTGCTGCAAAGTTTGTAGTTATACCATCTGTGGTAGTATCTATCAACCATTTAAGTTTGGAATCGCCTTCTCTATTTCTCCAAGTAACTCCCATTGTTGATATTTCATCAAATCGAGTACCAATACCCATTTCCCAACTTCCGGAAATAGGATAAGCATATAATGTGTAATCAAGTGGAATTTCTTCACTTTGAGTTTCTTTCATTATAAGTGAAACTTCTTCCAAACGTGCAGTTTGATTTATTAGTGATTGCGAAATATAGGATATATCAAACTTTATCAAAGATCTTGATATATCTTTTACACTGCCATAATAAATTTTACTTACTTCTAATATTTCATCCAACCCAGTATTTTGATTGGGTTGCTGTAAGTAAATCGTTGCATCTTTTGATGCTGTTAAAAAGCTATACATTATTTAACCCTCCCTCTTATATCCGAATTCGGAAATTTAATTTCGAAAACCGAAGGGTCTAACGATGGATATATAATCTTATCTTTAGTTGCCCCTGCTATATTATATTGATTTGGAGAGTATGGGTCTCCGCATTTATTTGTAAATTCAACTTTAGCAACAGACGATACACCATCAACATTTGCTATAATTAGTTCAACTTCACCTATGTTTATTGTTTGGTTGAATGTCCAATTGTCTGTTGTAAAATAATCTTTTAATTCATTTATACAATTAACTAAAACTTCACTCTTATTATAATTGTTATAAACTTTTATTTCAAAATCCAGTGCAATATTTATAACAAAACCATCACTTATATTAACACCATCGGTTAATATTTTATATTCATTTAAATATGTTTTAAGATTTTCTTTAACTGCCATATTAAGTTCAGTTAAATGTCCTTCGTTATCATACCCAAGCAAATATAAGTTTACAGCAAATGGATTGTTTTTCTCATCCATATTTGTTGTTTTTCCTATTAAAAATTTTTGGATATCACTTTTAACACTTCCCTCCGTTGGTTCTTCGTTATCAGGCTTTTTAACAAATGACATAACCAAATCCGTAAACTCTTGTAAGTTATTTGGAGATGCTAATATAGATGCCGGTGAATTATTATCTAATTTACCATCAGCTATAGCGAATGCTTTTGCAATAGAACCATATTTTGGATTTAATGATAAAGCTCTTACTTGATAATCTTTTGCAGTTACTACTCTATTTTGTGAACCAAAATTTGCTAATGCGTTTTGTCTTATTTCTTCAATAGTTTCACCACCTCTACCACCAACAGCAGGAATTTCATTATCAACTCCTATTGAATTTTTTATTGAATTAAAAACTGCTTTTTGAGCTTCTGTATATGTTGATACATCGTTATCCAATTCATACGTTCCTAATCTTATTAATGTATTTTTTGGAGTATTTGATTCAACACCACCACCAACATAATATTTTACAGTTATGGTTGTGTTTGCTGGTGATGTACCATATGTTTTTGTTTTCAAAAAGTTTGTTGGGTCAAATGATTCTTCTAATCTACTTATTGAATTTGGTAATCCCAATCCTACGTTTTTAAGATTTGGAATTAATTGTTCATCAGATGCTGATGGGTCACCAGCTCCAAATTGAATTGATTTTGTACCATTTGGATTCACACTTACAGTAAATCTTTTTGGAGTTTTTATAGTTTTCAAAATAAATGGTACAGATTCTTTGAATTGAACTAATTCAGGATCATTTGCTTCTGTATTTGGATAATCAATGAATACCATTTCTTGTGCTAAATACGGAACTTCATACCATTTGTTATTATCACTATCCCTAACATCATATATTTGAATAATATTAGTATCAAGTAAATCTATCGTTTGATAAGCTTGATAATTACCAAATGTAAATTCAGCAGATTTAACAGTTGCAGATATAGCTTGAACATATTTTTTAATTAAATAGAATGTTGGTTCTTTTGTTATAGAATCGGTTTGATAAACTGCTATCTCTCTATTTGTTTCATCTGCAAAATCTACAACATCTGTTGTTAAGAAATTTATATTGTTTGCACTTTCAACTTGCATACCTTCTTTGATTCTTAAATAATATTTTGAATCAGGTGCATTAGCCGCTCCATTACCAACCGATGGAACTAATTGATATACAGATAATGTTGTAATTGCTGGGGATGTTACTTTTGGTACATAACCCAATTGTTGAGATAGTGTAATTACACTGTTTATATCTTCAGCGTATGGCATCAATGATTCTTTCAAAGTATCATCTATATAAAATCCCATAACATCGCCTATATATGCTGCCATTTCTATGAACATCATACCAGGAGAAGCTTCGCTAAAATCGGAGTAAGTTTTTGGAAAATAAGTTTTGGCATAATCTACTAGATTATTTTTAAACGCACCAAAATCTTTATTTAAGTACTTTATATCCTTTCCTCTATTTTTAAAATTTTTGTTCATCTATCTTTTATTGTTGAAATCTAATTGTAGTATTATTTGTATTTGCTGTACCATTTGCAACCGAAAATGATAGATTTAAATTAATAGTGCTTTGTTCCCTATCTGATGTAGTATCTACTTCAATTGAATTTACAGTTATATATGGTAACCAAAGTGCTATTGTATTTAGTATTTCAGATTCAATCCTATCGGCAATTTCATCAGTAATCGGTTCAAATAAAAACTCCTGTAACCCACTTCCGAATTGAGGTTGCATTAATCTTTCTCCTCTTTTTGTTAATAGTAAATTTTTTATATTAGTTCTTGCTTGGTCTATTGTGTAAAAAGTTTGATTAAAAGCAGTATTACCTATTTGTATTGGAAGTGTTATTCCAATAGCATAGTCAGAAAATTGTTTACTATCAACTACTAATTCCTGTCCTAAAGGTACTGCCATTTTATATTACTTTTTAAATCTTTTAACAAGTTCAGAATAATCTCTATTCAATGCTTTATCTAATTCAGGTACACCAGTGTTTACACCCAATCCAGTTGGAGAAGGTCCTTTTGCTAAATCACCATATCCCATTTTTTCAGCTATTGCTGTTCTACCTACAATCGAACCCATGTCTCCCTGCCCAAAACTCATCGTTCTATAACCATCTCCAGAACTTTTTGGTGCCATTGCGGTTTCATTTAGAATTTGATTAATCATTGGGTTTTTACTAAATTGCTTTGCGGATGCATTCATTTGAACCGATTCTTCTATCAATTCATCTTCCATCATAGCTTTTGCCATTGATAATCCAGTAGTTTTTGGTTTAGCTGGTTGTTTAATCTCTGCTAACATTTTTTTCATTTCGGCTTTCACACCTTCCTTAATTAAAGCAGGTAATTGCTCTTTAAGCTCCTCTTTAATAAGAATCTGAATAGCCTTTAATAGTTTATCAGTATCCATATTGTCTTGTTTGTTATGTTTATAAATATTTGATTAGATTATTTTTGGGAATTAATACAGGTTTGTCACTTATATTGTTATTATAGATGCCACACTACCCAACGAAGGTACTTCAAATTTAGGTACTTCTAATTTAATTTTAGGTAATTCTGTTATTAATTTTGAAGTATCTGGTAATGGTATATTTGATGGAAATGCCGGTGGTATTGGTATATCAGGTACAGGAGGTCCATCAGGAACTCTATATCCATCCCATTTAATAATAGCTGGTGCTGGTATTGCTGGTGGTGGATATTGTGCTAATACATTTATTATACCACCAGTTGTTAGCATTTGCGTTTTACAATAATTAACCAACGGATTTATTAAAATGTTTGAACTTGGTTTAAAATACAAACTAGGAAGGACTATATTAAAATTTGGTATTTGTGGGATTTTATCTTTAATCATCTCATATACCATAGCTTTTATTTCCTCTTTGGTTGGTATTTTTGGTAATTTTAGATTTGGTATATTTGGTATATATCCTGCTATTATATCATTTACAATTTTTTCAATTTCTGCTTTAGTTGGTATTTTTGGTATTGTTATACCAGGTAATTGTAAATCAGGTATTATACCTTCAAACGTATCCTTAACATATTTTTTTATTTGAGCTTTGGTTGGTAAAGGTCTAACTGTATTAGCTATTGCTATTGCCTGTTCTATTGCCTGTTCTATTGGCGTAAGTATTGCTTCCTTTACAGGTTCTATTATTTGTTTTTTGATTTGCTCTTTTATTTGTTTTTCAGCTTCTTCCTCTAATTTTTTCTTTGCTTCCTCTATTAATTTTTTTCTATCTGGAAGTGGTGGAAATTTTATAAAATTACCAGGTTTTAACGCTAAATTTGGAGAAGGTATTTTAGTTTCTCTTGCTAACTTAACCAATAGTACGGCTGGGTATATTGCGGGATGTGCTAATATTTGTGGGTCATTTATTTTTTTAGCTAATATCTTTTCAACAGTATCGTATATATTAACTTCACCCAAAGGAGGAATATTTATCTTTTGTTTTTTTAATTCATCTATTGCTATTTTGGTTGCAGTTTTTTCAGCAGTTATTTTTGCAGCAGATGCGGCGGTTTGTATTGGTTCTGGTCCTAAATTTAAAACAGTACCAATTGCAGGTGGTGTACTTTGCCAACCTCCCGGTTTTACCAAAGGATTTGGATATGGTGATAATGTTGCACCAGACCAATATGCAACTATTGCAGGTCCTAATTCATTTAACAAATTAAAATTACCAATACCAGCACTTTGTCCTTTTTTTAATGCATCCTTTATTCCTAAAATTAAAGCTTGTTTATTACCATTTACTACATTACATCCGTTGATTAAGTCTCCTCCTCTTTTTATACACGCATCAAATTCATCGGCAAATGATATTGCAAAACCATCTATATCTTTTGCAAATGCCCCACTGGACATCTTTCTTAGCATGTTTACTTTATAGATTGCCCACATTATCTACTTAAATAATTGTTGTTTGATAGAATTTGATTTAATTTTGTTTTTATTAAATTAAAATCTGCTAAATTAGTTGGTCCTAATGCAGTAGGTCCACAAGGGGTTGCATATTGTTGTTTAGTTACAGCATCTATTAAATCTTTTAGGATTTTAACCAACTCACCACCCATTACCATTTTTTGTATAGGGGCACCAGCATCACCAGAAGCTCCATATCTACCCAAATATATTCTACCAGTACCAGTAACAAGTCTTATATCCCTATCATTTGTTTTTACATCAATTGTATCGTTTACATTTACGTTTATACCAAGCTTATTATCTATTGACATTGCACCATCTGAAATAAACCCATAATTTTTTTTTGAGTAGAATATCATTTCAGCATTTCTTGCTGATAATATTATTCTACCAGAATTAATTAATACCTGGTCTCCTATTAGTTTGGATGGATATGATTTGAATGTATTTGGTTTTGTTTCAAAATCAGATGAACCTTTATCGGATACTGTTCCCGGTTGGAATGGTAATTGATATTGATTTGATGTTATTGCTATTGTACTACCATCTCTATTTATATCTTCCTCAACAATTGTTGATATATCTTGCTTTTTAGATATTTCATTTTGTGAATTTCTAATAAGAATAACAGGTGAATATATATTTTTTTCATTATTATATGCCGAAAATCTTATTGATTGTCCAAATCTACTCTGTACTAACGTATCACCTTCATATAGTTTTAATTTATGAGTTTTTTCAGCTTTAAAGTATTTTCCATATCCATCATATTTTAAATTACCAGATGTGTTTGTTTTTGTTATACCTGTTTGTGAAACTTTGGAATAATCTGATGTAGTTTTCTCTGGAGATTGTGTAGAACCTGGTGCAAATACACTACTTATTAAAGTAGATTGTGCATTTATATTTGGTGATGGTTCTGCACCTATTCTTTTATACAATATAGGCCCAGCGTTTGATTGAATTATTTCTACAACTTCATTTTTTGTTGGTAGGTTTACAAAATTTTTATCAAATGGATATGCTAATGGTAAATCTCTATCATTTGTAGTGAAATCATTTTGATATCTAAATTCAACACATCCAACTATTCTTGAATCAAATGAATCATTTGGTGATTGTTTTATTTTCGGATGGGTTTCATCTAATATTACAGAATAAACTACACCAAATCTAGATAAAGTAGTATCTTTAGTACCAAATCTATTATTCAGAGCATTTGAAACACTTGCATTTTGTAATCCCATATTATTTCATTTTCTTTTTTAAATCTTCCAACTCAAATTCCAAATCATCCACTCTTTCAACTTCTGCTTTGGTATCTTCTAAATCTTGCAATAATTGGTTTTTCTCAAATTCCGTTAGGAAACCATCCTGCCCTTCTGCTTTCTTTTCAGATGCAATAATCTTAGTTGCAATTGTTGCTAACTTAACCAATTGGTCATCGTTCTTTACTGAACTATCAATTAGTGAAGATAGGATAGGTCCTACAGATGCCACATCACCAGAGTGTTTAATCATCTTTTTAAGTTCCTCTATTAGAGAACTTATTTTTGATTTTTTTGAAAGTTGGTTATTATAGATATCTTCGAAAAGAGAGCTTAAATTCTTTCCTTTAAATAATTCGAATTCAGTTGACATATTAATATATTTACATTTTGTATGTATATAAATATGATTCTATTAAAATGTTGAAATTAAACTGGGATTACTTCGATTGTAATCTTAGGTTGATATCCTTCAGGCAGTTGTCTATTAATACCTTTGAATTCGTTTACTTTGTTCTTAAAGTAAGTTATTTGTAATACCTTATCGGTTAGGTTCATTACAGTTTGAGATGATGTAGACATTTCTTCCGTATCTCTTTTCATAT